AGCCCGTGTCTCGATCAGACCGCCGAGGCCGGCGCCGCGAGACGCACAGGCCAGGAAGATGGCTTGGCGGATGGAGCGGGGGCCGGTGCCGGACAGATAGGGGTCAAGGCGCGATTGGGCGAGGTCTTCGTCGGCGGTCTGGACGATCACGGCCAGCTCCAGGTCGTACTCGTCTCGGACCCCTCCGCCCATGGCCAGGCCGAACCGGGCCCGGCGGGGCAGAACCACACACGCCGGCAGCAGCGGGCCCGCTGACGGGGCGCGCGGGTAGCCATGCAGGTCGGGGATGGCGTCCAGCAGGTGGGCGAGGGCGTCGCGGATGTCGCCGAGGGTGGCCATCAGGCGATCACGATCTTGCGGAACGGCTTCAGCAGCCGAACCATGTCGGGGTCGTTAGCGACGATCCGCACCGGCCCCATCTCCGAGAACCCACCTTCGTTGCCGAAGGGGGCGTCCTTGCGCAGATACAGGCGGGTGGCGAGCAGGCGGGTGGCGTCGCGGACGGGGTCGGGCACCGCCGACCAGCCCCAGCGGGCGGTGATCTTGACCCCGGGCCGGCCATAGGGCAGCCACGGGAACGCCTGACCCTCCACGCTGCGCAGCCGGGTCCAGCAGTAGGCGCCGCCGTCGACGTCGGTGTCGAGGGGTTCGAGCTGGAAGCTGTTGGCTGCCCAGGTGGTGGTGAAGGTGCTGTTGCCGGCGTCGTCGGTTGCGACCACCAGCCCGGCCTGGCTGGCGATGTCGCGGCAGAACACGACCTCGCAGGTGTCGGCCACAAAGCGGCGGGCGACGGGGGCGGTGTTCTGCCAGAAGCGGCGGCGGCACCACTTGTCGACGGCACGCGAGGCGGCCTTGCATTCCTGTTCCATGCGGGCCGGGTCGACGTCGGCGGTGGTGGCGCCGAACTGGTCGAGCAGCTCAGCCACCGAGACGTACAGGTTGGCGCCGACGTTGGTGTCGACGACGAAGCTGCCGTCTTCGGCGGTGGTGGCGGCGCCGGTGGCGGTCCAGCGCCACACCCACAACCCGGCCGCATCCGGGGACACGACGGCCTCGTACAGGCCCAGACCCGGGTTGGTCACGCTGGCGGTGGCCGGGGTGCCGTCGGGTTTGGTGACGACCAGGGCGACGGTGGCGGCGGTGGGGGTGCCGTTCACGGTGACCGAGAAGGTGAGCTTGACGCTGTCGCCAACGTCGTAGGAGCTCGGCATCAGAGGGTGGTCCCTTCGCCGCGGACGGCAGGTTCGGTGGTGGCGGCGCTGTCCGCACCAGCGGCGGCGGTAGCGGCTGAGGAGGTGGGGGCGGCGAGGATGCGGCTGACCCCGGCGGCGGCGGGGCTGTGGTCGCCGCGGCCACTGACCGCAGCCAGGACAGCCGCGACCGAGCGAGCGAAGATCGGGGCGACCAGGTTGGCCAGGATCGTGGCCAGCCCGGTGGGGACGACAGCGGCCGCGAAGGTTTTGAGGGTGCGGCGGGTGAGGGTGCCGGCGGCGGTGACCGACCCGGAGAAGACACGGACGACCAGGCGACCCACCCCCAGCCCACCGGTCGCGGTCGAGCTGCCGACGAACGACTTGGCAGTGCGGCGGGCGAGGATCCCGCTGGGGGTCGAGCTGCCCGCTAGGGGTTTGGCGGTGAGGCGGGAGAGGATCCCGCCGGGGGTGATCGAGCCGGCGAAGGCACGGATGGCCAGCAGCCCACGGGCCAGCACCCCAGCCGGGGTCGTGCTGCCCGCGAAGGTTTTGAGGGTGCGGCGGGCCAGGGTGCCGGTGGCGGTCGTGCTGCCCGCCAGGGGTTTGGTGGTCTGACGGGTCAGGGTGCCGGTGGGGGCCGTGCTGCCGGTGAAGGCGCGCAGGAACGCCCGCAGCAACGCCACCCCACCGGTTGGGGTCGAGCTGCCCGCGAAGGTTTTGAGGGTGCGGCGGCTGAGCGTCCCGGTGGCGGTCGTGCTGCCCGCTAGGGGTTTGGCGGTGAGGCGGGCCAACGTGCCGCCGGGGGTGATCGAGCCGGCGAAGGCACGCAGGATCGTCTTGAGCACCCCCAGCCCACCGGTTGGGGTCGAGCTGCCGGCGAAGGTCTTGCTGGTCTGGCGGGTCAGGATGCCGGTGGGGCCGCTGGAGCCGGTGAGGGGTTTGGCGGTGAGGCGGGCCAGCACCCCAGCGGGGGTGATCGAACCAGCGAAGGCACGCAGGACAGTCTTGAGGATTCCGAGGGTGCCGGTGGGGGTGGACGACCCGGCCAGCACCTTGCGTGCCTGGCGGGTCAGCCCACCTGTTGGGCTGCTGGTGCCGCCGAGCACCTTCTGTGCTTGACGGACCAGGACCCCAGCTGCGGTGACCGTTCCCGCGAACGCGCGCAGGGCGACCTTGGTGACAGTCAGCCCCCCGGTGGCGGTGGCGGCGCCGGCAAGTAGCTTCTGAGCCTGGCGGACCAGAACCCCGGTGGCGGTTGAGGTGCCGGCCAGCAGCTTGCCGGTTTGGCGGGACAGCACCCCGGCCGGGGTCGAGCTACCAGCCAGGTTCTTGCCGGTCTGGAACACCACCGTCCCGGTTGGGGTCGTGCTGCCGGTGAAGGTCTGAGGGGTGGTGACCCCGCCGGAGGGGGCCTGTACGGTGCTGTGCCTGGCTGGGCTAAATCGGCCAGTCCGGTTGGGGCCGTGACCCGGCCACCACTTCCTCGGCCCCGAGGACACCCAGTCCGTCGTGGGGGTGGCCTTGAATGCGGCCGACATGATCCCCGAGGCCACGCTGCCCCCGGTGACCGTGAACGTGGGAGCGATGCTGCCCTGGGTCGCCTGGATACGGTCTTCGGCCCCGAAGTCGGAAATCAGGGCGTTGTCAGCAGCGATGATGGTGTAGCCAGCGCCTGCGGAGATGGGGCTGGTCGCGTTGCGGAACGCCAGGGCCGAGACGATCAGGGCACCATCAGCCGTGGTGACCATCGCGTTGTCGGTCGGGGTGGTAGTGGCTGCTGTTTCTAGGCCAGCGGTGAACTGGTCCAGCACTCCACCGACAGCCCCCCAGGAGTATTCCGCGATGATCAGCCCACGGAACTGGGTCGTGACCCCATAGGTACAGGTGACGGTGGTTGCCCCGGCCGGCGCGCTCAGGCAGTAGTGGATCGCGAAGGTGAGCGGGGAGCCGGTCTCGGTGAACTGGCCGATCTTGACCCAGGCGGCCCCGGGGGAGGTGACCGTGTGGGTGGTGTTGACGCCACTACAGGTGAAGGCGACCAGCAGGTTCCCAGCGGCGACGTTCGACCCGAAGGCGTTGGTGATCGTCGTCGCCGTCGCGACGTTCTGCGAGATAGCCGGAGCCTGGACCCGGAGGATGCCCATGCGCTCAGCAGCCCTTCAACGCCGACGAGGCGGCGTTCAGTTGAGCTGCTGCAGCGCGTACTGCTCGCAGCGCCAGGTATTGGCGGCGTTGGACACCGAGCAGGCCACGAACAGGTCCACGGTCTGGGGGGTGTTGGAGTCGAACCCTGTGCCCACGGCGGGAGTGGTCTCGGGCACGGTCAGGATCGGGTGGCCGCCGGTCACCAGGTCAGCGGTGGCGCCGGTGTCGAGGAACGCCCGCGAGGTCAGGATCCCCTGGCCGATCACGGTCGCCGAGGTCCCTGAGCCGAGGCTGCGGCAGGTCAAAAGCAGATCCAGCATCCACGGCACGGTGGTGTGGGCGGTGGTGCTGGTCAGCATCGCGCCCATGTTGAAGACGATGATCGGCACGGCGATGGTCCCGAAGCGGACATCGACGGTGAAGGTCGGCTGGGCGGTGACCACGTTGCCGACATAGCCGGCCGCGGTGATCCGCAGCATCTTGCCGAGCGCCCAGTCGTCAGAGCCGATGGTGTAGCGGGCCGGGGTCGGAAGCATGCTAACCGGGGTGGTGAACGACGCCAGCGACGCCCCGGCGACCTGGGCGGTGGAGAGGGTTTCCTGCCATCCCTGATGCGGCATGGTCGATCAGCCGCCGTTCGGGAAGGTCAAGGTGAAGGTGGCCTGCAGGCTGTCGCCGTTGGCCAGGTTCACGACTGTGTAGACAACCCGGTCGAGCATCGAGTTGGCCGGCTGGGACTGCGCGGCCACGGCAGCCTGGGTGAACAGGCCCCATTCGGTTGCTGCGACGGCCGCGTCGACGGTGATGGTGCCGACGGTGGTGTAGATGCCGGTGCCGCCTTTGACCTGGGTGCCGGTCGGGCGGACGTTGTCGGTCTGGTACTGGGTGGTGATCTCGGTCACCAGGGCCCGGTCGCCAACCACGGCCGCGGTCGTTGAGGTTCCGATGCCGTGGAACTTGTGGTTGCCGGGGGTGTAGGAGGCGGTGGCCGCGAAGGCGTTGGCGATGTAATCGACCCCGTCGGTGGTGATGATCTTGGTGCTCACCAGGCCGAGGTCGACGGCGGGTTCGCCGGCGGGGATGACCGCCAGCCGCAACAGCCCATAGGGGGCGCTGATCCCATGGCGGGCATAGGCGCGGTGGGCGGCCTTGACTCCGCGGAGGCCGGACAGGAACTCGCGGGCCTGACGCCGCTTCCACTGCCTGACGGGGGTGGGCTGGTGGCGGTTGGGGAGGCCTTCGGCCAGCATCTCGGCGATGGTCAGCTGGGTGTTGGTGGGGTGGCGCAGGTGCTCAAGGGTGAGCTCCCCGCCCGGGCGGACGGTTTCGTCGACATTCATGTGGCGGGGTCGCTTTCAAGGAAGGGCAGCGGGGGAGTGGCGGGGGGTCGGGCCGGTGCCGGCGGAGGAGGTCCAGCCCGGCCCGACCCTCCGCAGCAGCGCGCCACACCGGGCACCCTTGTGGGGTGAGGTTGGTGGGCGCGCGCGAGCCCCAGCCGTCGCTGGGGGGCTTAGGTGGCCGGGGATGGAACGAGGCGTGCCGCTCCGGGCCGCCCCCCAGCTGGCCTCGGGGGTGCTGGCCGAAGCTGGGAGAGCAACCGGAGAGGACGCGAGAGGTCAGTCCTGGGCGATGAGGTTGGCGGAACGCATCGCAGCCAAGGTCTGCACGATCGCGGCGCGTAGCTCCACATCGATGGTGGCGCCGCCGGTGGGGTCAGCCAACGCGACCGAGTTGACCTGGCAGGAGACGTCTTCGTCCCACACCGTCGGGTTGGTCTGGGGGCCGACCCCGGAGACGATGCCGGAGTTGACCAGGGCGGCGATGATCGCGACAACCGCGGTGCGGGCCTGGGTGTCGATGGTCGCGCCACCGGAGGGGGCGGTGATCAGGACGCCGTGGGTGTAGCAGAAGCTGTCCTGGTCGATGGCGGTGGCGCCACGCAGGGGGGCGGTGGAACCGACCGCGCCGGCGATGGTGCCGTTGGAACGCAACGCGGCCAGGCACAGGGCGAACTGGGCGCGGCCTTCGACATCGGGGGTGCCCCCGGCGGCGTCGGTCACGGTGCCGTGGCAGCGGCAGAAACGGGTGGCGTCCCACACTGTGGGCTGGGCCATGGGGGGTGCTCCTTACTTGCCGGCCTTGGCCGGCGTGGTCTTGGCGGGGGCCGGCTTGGGCTTGGCGGGCTCAGCCTTGGGGGCGGGCTTGGGCTTGGGCTTGGCGGCGGGCGGCCGGGTGGTGCGGGCGGCGGTGGTCTCGGGGGCGCCAGCGGTGGTGGTGGTCCGCACGCTGGGCCGGTCGACCCATTCCGCCCAGCCGTGCGCGACCCGCTCGTTGGGGTGGTCGATCAGGGTGGCGTCGACAACTTCGCCGCAACGGAAGGGATGGTTGGGGATCTCGCACAGCACACGCAGGGTGGCCATTGGTCCTCCAGAGAGGTTGGGCACCGCAACGGTGTGACGGTGCAACAGTGTTCACAGATGGCGGGGCGGGGGCGTTGGGCCCGGCCCCGCCAGGGGCCTTTCGGCTCGCCCTGGCGGGGCTGGGGTGGGCTCCCCCGGACGGTGGCCGCACATGATGCGAGCCCCACCGCGGGGGAGTGGTGCAGGGGTGGTACGATCCGGGTCTGCTCACGCGTGAGCAGTTGCAGAACCCGGTAGCGCGCTCCGGACGGAGGTTCCGACGTCCCAGCGGCCCAGCCTTGCGGCCGCTGGGACGTTCGGTGTCCGGGGTCGGATCAGGTGGCGCTGTTGGCGTAGAGCTTGGCGGCCTGGAGGTCGTCGACGACCCCGCCGAAGCGGGCGAAGCCGAGGAAACCAACCTGGAGGTTGGCCGCGTACAGCTCATTGAGCCGCAGCGTCGAGGCGCCACGAACCCGGCGGATGACGTAGGCCGAAGACCAGTCACCGAAGCCGATACTCTTGGCGTTGGCGGCCATCGCTGGCATGTCCTGGTTCACGACCACGTCGTAGCCGAGCAGGTTGTCCGGCGAGCCGGCCTGGAGGCTGGGCTCCCACAGCGGGTGGCCCTGGTTGTCCTTCAGCTTGCGCACGACCTTGAGCGAGCTGTCGGCGAGCATGAACGCACACCCGGGGGCGCGGTAGGCCGGGTCGACCGAGTGGATCAGGTCGATCAGGTCGTCGTAGGTCACGGTCAGGGTCTGACCGGTGGCGCCGGTCTTGCCGGTGGAGAGGCCACCGGAGGCGGCGGTGATCCCGGTCGGCTGACCGGTGCCGGTGCCGCTGGTCAGGTGGTTGTTGACGATGCGGCCGATGCGGATGGCCTGCTTCTTCGGCAGCCAGCTTCCGAGGTCGAAGGCGTTGTCCTGCAGCAGCTGCAGCGACACCTTGATGATCTTGGAGCTGTAGAGGAAGGTCGGCAGGGTCCGGGTCCCGAACGGGGTGGACGCGTCGATGTTGTGCGCGGCGGCCTGGGCGATGATCTCGCCCGAGACACCGGTGTCGTCGGCGGTCGGCCACTCAAGGCTCTCGCCGTCGTCGGTGTCGATGATCGTCGCGACACTGAACATGCCCCCGAACGCCTTCATGACGTCGGTGAGCCGCTGCAGCCAGCCCGGCGGCACGATGTAGCCACCGATGTTGTCGGTCGAGGTGATCAGGCCGTCACGGAACTCCTTGTCGAGCGTGGAGCGATGCTCGGAAGGCAGACGGTCGTAGCCGGAGCGCAGGTACAGGTCGAACGCCTTCTCGTAGGCGTACTGGCCGGCGAAGTCGCCCGAACGGGCGGTCGCGAGTGCGCTGGTGGTGGCGGCGGTCCCGGCGGGGCCGTCGGGGGTGGCCGGATGGGCCTCACGGCGGGTGGTGACGATGGGGCCGTCGGCTGAGTCGAGCTCGCCGGCGTACACGTCACCCTGCTCGTGGATGGTGATGCTGCGGCCGACCACGGTGAGGTCCGCTTCCATCTTGGTCCAGGCGGTCTCTTCCTCGCCGGACATGGTGCGGTCTTCGGTGGCGGCCAGGAGGGCCTTCATGCTCTCCCAGATCTGCGCGCGCTTGGCGTACAGGGCGGAGGTTGCGGCCATGGGAATGGCTCCTTCAACGGTGTGCCGTTGCGGAGCCCGGAGTGACAGTGCGGCCGGCGATGCCAGGTGCGGTTAGGCGGCGTGGCAGGGTGGCGCTGGTGTCGGCGCGGGGCGTTGCAGGTGGCGGGGTTTGCGGGGGGATAGTTACCGATTCGGTAATCGGTAACGTCAGGCGGCGGCAGGGGTGCCCGCGGGGGGCGGCACCTGCGCGAGGGCCTTGGTGCAGGGCGGGCACTTGGCCCGGCTGGTGCCGGTGTGGTCACCAGCCGAGTGGGCCAGCAGCAGCACATACAGCGGCTGGTCGTCCTCGGGGTCGGTGGCACGTTCGGCAGGAGGCGAGGTGGCCGCGGGGGCGGCCGGCGTCGCCGGGTTGGTGGGGTCACCAGGATCACCAGACGCACCATCGGTGGTGGGCGTGGTGGGCGTGGGGTCGGTGGCGGCGGCGGCCGCGGCGGGGGCCGCACCATCGCCACCAGGACCACCAGCAGTGGTGGTCGTGGGGATCGTGGTGCGGGAAGGGCGGCCGGAAGGGTCCGGGCTCAGGCGGCGGTCGCGGAGCTCACGGGCCATCGTGGCGGCGGCGAGGCCACCGTCGGTGTCCTCATAAGCCGGATAGGTCACCGAGCTCACGTCGAACAGCTCGACCTCCTGGAGGGTGCGACGTTCGATCACCACACCAGGTTCGGTTTCCAGCTCCTCCCACTCCTCACGCACAACCCGGAACCCGAAGCTCATCTGGCTCATGTCGCCACGCTCCAGCGACACGGCCAGGTCCTGGCCGTAGCTGGTCTGGGCGAGGTCGGCGTCGACGGCCAGGCCGATCTTGTCCTCGGTCAGAGTCATGGTCCCGGCGGTGGTGCGGGCCAGGATGAGGTTGGGGTCGTGGTTGATCAGGAACCGCACGTCGGACTCGTTGATCGTCTTGGCGAACGCGCCACGGGCGATGACCTCCTGGAAGCCCCACTTGGGGGGGCCGATCCAGGTGGGGGATTCGAAGATGGCAGCGTGGCCGGTGAAGCGGATCTCGCCGGTGTCGTCGCCGGCGGCGCGGACCGTCGCGGGAGTTCGGACCCGACGCACCTCGATGGCGGTCAGGTCGCGGAGCTTGGGCTTGGACATGGGGGAATGCACCTCAGCGGAGGAGAGGGGAGCGCGGGGGGCGCGGGGGGTCAGGCAAAGGGGGGAGAGGGGGTGACCGAGCTGGCGGGCTCAGGCCAGCGCATGGTCTTGGGGTGGGGCGGTCTGCCAGCCTTGTGCGGGGGCGCAATGGCAGGCCGGCCAGCCGCGCCGCTCACCAGCCGCGACAACGTCTGTGGGGATCGTGGTACGGCCGATGGTGTGGTACAGCCAGAGCCGATGGTGGCCGGCCCAGACCCGCCCACTCCACATCCGGCCGTTCCAGAGCCCACCATCCCAGCCGAGGGTGACCGGCTCGCACTCTTGGCCCCGCAACATGCGCAGGGCGAGTTCGTCGTGGGGATGGCCGTCGTTGTCCCAGGTCCGCAGCAGCATCTCGCCGATGCGTTCGGGGCTGCCGAGGTCGGTGAATTCCTCGGCCCAGGTGCGGTCGAAGCTGCCGGGCCGCCAGCGGGTGAGCACCTCGGCCAGGGCCATGACGGTCACGGTCAGGCGGCCTTGGGGGGTTCGGGTTCAGCGCCGGCCGGTGGTTTGGGCGGGGGCGGCTTGGGGATGGGGGCGGGTTTGGCGGTGGTGGAGAACGGCACCATGGCGCCTTGCATCAGCAGCTTGTCGCCACCCGGAACCGGGGGTCGGCCTTCCAGGGTGCGGGCCTCATTGACGGTGAGGATGGAGCCGGTGATGGCTTTGCTGTAGGCGTCGAACCGGCTGGGGGCGTCGCCGCGCAACAGGTCGGTGAAGTCGATGCGGGCCAGCTGCCCGCGGGGTAGCAGCTCGTTGGACACGACCTGCTCGACCCGGGTGGCGGGGGAGCGGAGGGTGTAGGCGACGAACGCCAGCATCTGCTGTTCGATCCCCGTCCCCCACGAACTCGAGACTTCAACGTCGCCGAGGAGATGGGGTGGGATGCCGTACAGCCGGGCCACTTCAGTCACGCCGAATTTGCGGGACTCGATGAACTGGGCGTCGGCGGGGGGGATCGAGGTCGGGACGTACTTGGCGCCGTTGTCCAAGACCGCGATCTCGTGGGCGTGGCTGAGCCCGGCGACCTTGGCCATCCACCGTTCCTTGAGGGCGGTGGCGTCGTCCTCTTCCAGGTCGGCGTCGGTCTGCAACACACCACCGAGCAGGGAGCCGGACCCGAACAGCCGGGCGCCGTACTCCTCAGCAGCCACAGCCAGCCCGAGGGCTTGGCGGGCGCAACCGATCGGGCTCAGGCCACGCTCCATGGAGCTGCCGAAGCCGCGGATGTGCATGATGTCGGTGGGTTCGGCGAGTTGTTCATGGCCGCTGTCGTCGAGGATCCCGAACACCTTGCCGGCCGGGTTGGTGCGGGAGGGGCCGATGAGTTTCGGGTCGACCCGCCACGGCACCAGCCGTTCCAGGCGGACAATGTCGGTGCGGACCACGCTGGGGACTTTGACGGCATAGGCGTTGCCCCAGGAGAACAGGTCCATGTAGAGCTGTTCCCACAGCACCATCGCCGGGTCGGAGCCGGGGTAGGGGATGGAGCTGATGGCGTCGCGGCCGGCGGGGAAGTCGAGCAGCAGGCTGGTGACCGGGACGGGGGCGCCGTTCTCCATCCGGTAGGCCCGCAACGGCAGGCTGGCCAGGGTGCCGGCCAGGAGGCTGAGGGCGCGGAACACGGCGATGGACTGGACGGCGTTGTCGACGGTGACGGTGGGGCCGGCGACGGTGCGGCCGGATCCGCCCATCAGGGCGTGGGGGACGGTCTGCCAGCCGTAGAGGTTGTCGGCGCGGGCTTCGCGGCCAAACAGGGCGTCGAGGGCGGCGCGCAGAACAGGCAAGAGGAGACCTCAGATCAGGGGGTGCGGCGGGTGCGGAAGTTGGCCGCAACCAGCAACATGAGCCCGGCCAACCCGACCGCCAGGCGCGGTGAGTACAGGCCCACACACACACAGATGAGGGCGGCACCGGCCAGCTCCAACGCCGGCCAGAAGAGCCGGCGGGCGGTGCGGGCCGGCCCGCTCAGCAGCCGCCGAAGCTCGGTGAAGTAGGTAACGAATGGGCGCATGGGGGAACTGGCCTCGCAAACGGGGTAGGCTGCCAGGCGCACAGCAGACCGAGGGGGGGAAGAAGGAGGACGACCGCATGGCGGGACGACTGCAGCCCGGAACGTTCCGGGCCGACGCCATCCAGGGCGACCCCACCGAGTACCTGCGCACCGCGGACACCAGCGGGGCCCCGACGATCCTGGTGTTGCCGGGATCGCAGGCCCAGCGCGGCGGTGGCGGTGGGGTGGCCGGCGCGCAGGGTGTGGTGCTGTACCACGACAGCGCCGGCGACTCGAACTGGTGGGCGCAGCTCACCGAGGCGTGCCAGGCCGGCGCGATGATCGAGGCCACCTTCAACATCAAGAGCTGACCGCCCAAGCTGGGCGATGATCCGGTGGCTGGCCGCCCCGCGGGGCGGCCAGCACCACAAGGGAGGCCAAGGTTGAATCAGAAGGAACTTGCCCAGCAGATCGTGGCCCGGGCCAAGGTCGCCGGGTACGAGATCCCACTTGAGGTGGTGACCCGTGGGCTGCTGCCGGCGTTCGAGGGCGCCACCGCAGCCGAGATCAAGCGGGGCGGCAAGGTGACCTTGCAGGGATTCGGGACCTTCGAGCGCCGCGACCGCAAGGCACGGGTCGCCCGCAATCCGCGGTCGGGGGAGGCGATCAAGGTCAAGGCGACCAAGATCCCTGCGTTCAAGGTGTCGGCGCCGCTCAAGACCTATGTGGCTGGCGGCAAGCCGCCCACCACCCGCGCTCCGG